TGTTTATTATTAATAATCTGATCGGAAGTATATTTTAATTCAGGATACGCTTCTCTCATTTTTACAAATACATCTTTTTTAATAAGCATAAATCCTGTAGCGGCATCTAATACTTCTACAAATCCGTCTTGTACGTCTATATTTAAAGGATCAGGAAAGTTTAAGTTATATCCTAATAACTTCTGTTCCATAGTTTTTAGATCTCCTTTTTTAACGTAGTATTCTAAATTTTTCCATTCGATAGTCTTTCGAGGATAAATGGCTGTTACAACATCTTTATCATATTCTAATAATTTAGTAACTAACTCAGGATAGAAAGCGATATCGGAATCTACAAATAATAAATGAGTGCAGTGCTCAGCATCCATAAATTGAGATACCATCGTGTTTCTTCCTCTTGTAATTAAACTTTCGTTTCCCATAGTATTTAAATGAACTTTAAATTCTTTATCTCTTGCTTCTTGAAATAATTTTACGACACTGTGAAAATAAGCTTCATGCATCATACCACCATAACATGGTGTACAAAGCATTATATATGCATCTTTAGCTGATGACGACTGAGACATTTCCTAACTCCAATCCAATTTGGTTTCCGGTAGCTACTCCTACTTCCTGTCCTGTGTCTCCGAAAGTGCCCGGATAGATTACTGATAATTGATTAGGTACGCCTCCTGTAGCTGAAAGAGGAGCCTGAGGTCTGGCATTCTTTAGTGCTTCTGGATCACTAAAAACTATGGGATCGAGTTGTGGTTGTTTAGATTCATATTCGCTAGTATGAACTAAAAGTCCGTTCCATTCACGAACCATTTCTAAATAAGGATATTCTAATCCTGAACGATCTGAAATTGCTCGAGCATATTTTCCTTTAGCAAAAGGAAAAGAAGGTGCTTTTCTAGGTCCACGTTTGTTAAAAGCCACTTCGGTAACCTGGAACTATTCTAAATGTTTCATTTAAATCTGCGTCTTTCGCTCTCGTAAATGCAGTTTCATATTCAGCTTTTAAATATGATAATTTATTTAAATCTACACCTGCTCTTTTCATTCCCATATAATAAGCTAAACCTGCAACCATACATTCGTAAAATCGAAAAGGAATATCAATATCTTGTTCATTTCCACTTGAACTTAAAGCTGTAATATCTTCTATTTTTCTTATTCTCCAATAAGAAATAACATCAGTAGAATTATCGGGTGCTGGATAAATATATAATTTAGGTGTTCTATCTTTTTGTAAATAAAATTGAGTTGCTCTTCCTGTCGTTAATTTATTAGGATAAGTGTTATAATCAGTTAAACTAATTCTTTCTACGCTATAATCAGTACTATCTCTCGTTACATACATATCTACAATATCAACAGTGTCTGTATCTAAAGTGTAATTAACTGTACCGGAAATTAAACTTAAAGTTTTCTTTTCAAGTGTCCACTGATTAACACCACGATTTGCCCAATCAGCAAACATAACATTAAGACTACGTTTCGCTGAACGTATATCATAACCTAAAACGGGTTCTCCTCCAATACGATCCATCGCTTCTTGAATCGCATCATTAACCGTTAAGTTAAAAGTTGCTGTACCTGATGTAGCCATTACGCCATAAATACTGTTATCGCTGATACACCTGCAGTTAAATTTACAGTAGCGTTAGTTGAACATTTAATACCTTCAGATGGTAAAGAAATCTGAACTGGACCAGATGCTGCAGATGCTGCTGTGCTTAATGCAAATAGTGTAGTACTACCATCTTTAAAAGTAACAGTACCTGCTGTGCCTGTAGGAGTTACGATAAATCCTTTTATTCTTATTGGGCCAGCAAATAAAGTAACATCACTTCCTGTTGTTGTAGTGCTTTTAGCGAAAATATCTGAATTAGACATTGACACCTCCTTTTAAAAGTTTTTGTAAATTAGCAATAGTTGTAGATATGTCTTTTAATTTTGAACTTTGAAATAAATCTTGAGAAGCAAATAAAGGACTAGTAGATTGTTTCATTTGAGATAAAGGACCAAAAGCACCCATAGATTGAGGAGTTCCCATTAAATTTTGACCTGGATAAGTTTGAGAAGCAGAAGATGGCTTCGTTCCTGCTATTTTTTGATAGTTTTTAATTGAATCTTGAATTTGTTCTAAAATTTTAGAATTTTCTTCTTCAGTTTCAATTTGTTTTTCTTCCTGTTCTATTTCTTTAATAGTTTCTTCTTCTTTAACATCTGATTCTTTTTCTTTAACTTCTATATCTTTTAGAAAATCATTTAAAAGATCAATGGTTTTTTCAGTTTTTTTATCAAAATATTCTGTAAGTTTACTCATTATCGCAACTATATACAATTAATAGGGCCTTTAACAGGCCCTATAATGATTAAGATAAGTTATTGTTTTGGATATATAGTACAGTTACAGTTGCAGCACCAGTAGTACCGTCATCTGAACCTGCAGCAAAATCTGCTAAAACTTGTATATCTGTAGTTCCTACGTCAGTAGCTTCAGTGTCTAAAGTTCCACGAGTAGTTCCTAATGCTTTTACGTTTACAGCATCGAGAAATGCATTTGGATCTGTTGAAGTTCCTACACTAACAGTAGCAGTACCACTATCATTGCTAACTGTAGTAACGTTTAAAATTACATCTACAATTTGTGAATTAGCAGGAATAGTTGCGCATACTTGATCGTTTGCATCTGCTCCTATAATATCGATTACTTTAGATTGTGCCATTACGACAGAACCTACGTTTGTTACATCAGATCCTAAAGTAGTACCTGTTGTATCTTTAATTGTTCCGGCCTTAATTGGGCCAGAAAAAGTAGTTGTTCCCATATGTCTACCTCCTTGTAGTCGTTTAAGTCTTAGGGAAAGAGAGGGCGATAACACCCTCTCTCAGTTTTTTAATTATTAGGCTGCGCCTGGAGTACCGAAGATACCTCTCCAATCGGTGAAACCGAATGAATATCTTTCTGATACTTTGTAGCGTAAGTTTCCTGTCTCAAAATCACCTTCAACAGCTTTTTTAAGTGAACGTCTTACGAAATGCTTCATGCCATCTGGCACGTCAGTCATTAAGAAGAACGCATCAGGGTCAGTTAGACGCTGATTAACTGCTACGCCACCAGGGATCATTCCCATTGATTTCATAGCGTTAATATCATTGTCAGCTGTACCTGGTCTTAAGTTACTGTTAATGATTCTTTCAGCAATAAACATTAACTCAGGTGGAACGATTAGCTTCTGACCTGTAGCTGCAACAGGAATACCTCTATCGTCTGTCATTTCAGAAATCTGAATTAACATTGTCTCTAGAGATGTTTCTGATAAGTCAGCTGCAGTTGCGAGAATGTTTGAAGCTGTTCCGCCACCGCCAAGTGGGTGAGCGTTATTAAGCATACTTACTCCGTCACCACCGACTACTGTGTTAAAGCCATTGTTTAAGATGTTAGCACCTTTGATTTCTTTTGTGTGCTGCATTGATCTTGCTAAAGCTCTAGCGTACTTCGCACCAAGTGAACCGTAAAGACCATCTTCTTCAGCTTCCTCAGTAATTGAGAATGCTAATGCGATTGTCTCGTGGGTATATCTTGCTACAATACCTTCTCTTCCTGATTCGTAAGAGATGGCTGCGCCTTCTGCTTTAGTAGGAGCTGCACCGAAACCAATCATCTGTACATCTTCTTCAAAAGCCTTTTGTGATTGCTCAACAGAGAATATTTCTCTCCACTGTTCTGGGTAACGGTCATATTCCATACCAAAAATAGTGTTGAGGCCTAAGTTAAGCTGTTTTGTAAATAAAGATCTATTTAATGCCATAACTTATTATACTCCTGCGCCTTGAGTCGATAATCTGTGCTGGTTGATAACTACTTCAACTTTAGCATTCTCACCGAAATCATTATTAGGCTCATCTACTTTTCTTAGAACTCTAAGAACAAGTGAACTTGTTGCTAGAGTGTCGTTATCCAACTCTTGTTGTGAATAACCGTAAGTAGAATTACCTGCTGTTAATAGAACGTTTGCTGTCTCACCAATGTTAGCTTGAGCAATAGAACCGTTACCGGCCTGTACTGTGTAAGTAATCATTGGATCGTCATAAACATAAGCTTTCACTGTTGTGTTAGCTTTTACTGTTGTGCCGGAAGTCCATTTTTTTACAAACTTCACGTCACCTGTACTTTCATCGACATATTCAGCGCCGTAAAATACTCCAATTGCTTTTTCGTTATTAGCGAAAGTGTCTAAATATCCATCTGATCCGAGATCTACGATATCGCCAGAAAAGAAATTTGCAGCTTTGCCATTTGCAATTAGGTATTCATTGGCTCTGATTACGCCACCGGTTAAGTGTCTTTTAGGTACAAAACCGTTTGGTGTGTCTGCGTTAGCCATTTTATATTTACCTCCTTAAAATTGCCATTGCCTTACTCACCACCTACTGTCGTTTTAGATCGATGTTCTCGTTGAATAGGATTTCCTGGTTGTTCTGATCTATGTAAGTCATGTTCGACTGCAAGTTCTTGATTTCGTGTTTTATTTGCATAATATTCATTACGCTGCGAAACCATTTCCTCTGGCATTTCACAAAGAACCATTCCTTCAACGCCAATGTAACCGGCGAACTTTCCATGTTCGATAGTAGCAACAGCAAAATCTTTAGACACAGTCTTTGGATCTCTTGGTTGCCAACCTTCTCTCATTCGTTTCGCCCAATTAGTTGGGTTATCTTGACCTAAAATGCTAGTCGCTACCCAACGTTGCTTATATCCTGGCCTCGCTGGTGGCGCCTCTAACAATGATGGCGGTCTCCAAGCTTTTTTACGAGAAAGCTCATCTCGTGTTTCTTTAGTTGTCATTATCAGGCTCCTTTTCTATTTGTCCTGTATTGAAAGACTAGCAAGTTCCCTTGCGTATCTTTTCAGTGCCGCTGGATCGCTAATATCTATTCCAAATTTTCTAGCATTTGCTAGATCATCAGCAGATAGCTTAACGCTCTTAGCAGAACCCGATGTAGATCGAGAAACACCTGCAACTGGCGATTGCACTCTTTTCTGTTCTAAAGATACAATCTTTTTATCATCTTGTGAAGTGTTTTTATCTGCGGTTTCTTGCGGATTTACTAAGTTAGGAAAATACTTAGATAGTCTTTTATCTAACTCTTCGTAATAATCTGGATCATTAAGATCGTATCCTTCATTAGTTAATTGAGTATCAATACCAATAGCTAAAGAAGTAGCATCCATATGATCAGATTTATTCCACCAACTAGAATTTTTAGCAATCCATTCTTTTGCTAATTCTGGTACTTCTTGTGGTTTTTGAACATCTGGTTTTGCTGTTTGTTGCGGCTCTATTTTTTTCGTTTGTCTTAAATCAGACATACGTTCCATTAGTTCTACCTGTTTATCAGTTTCACCAGATTCAATAGCTTCTCTTAATTGTTGAGCTACTGTTTTATATTGAACTTCTTTTTCTTCTTGTTCTTTTTCCTGCATAGAAGATTCAATACGAGCTAAACGTTCTTCAAGCATTTTTGCTTTTTCAGATGCTGCTCTTGTTTTTGCAACTTCTTTTGCGATACGTTTTTTTACTCTTTCCGAATAAGGCTCTTTTTTGATTTCTTCTAATTCAGATTTAAGATTAAAAAGTTCAGTTTCTAATGCAGGTTTTTCTGATTCTGCATTCTCAGAAGAATCTCTTTCATTATCCAACTGTTCTTCATTGACTGCTTTTTCAATTGGATTCTGATAAGTTTGTTCTTCTTTTTCTTCGTCAAGTGTTACCTCGATTTCTTTTAGTTCTTCGTCTATCATGGTTTAACCTCCCATGTATTGCGTGGTTGTGTACCACGTGTTTATACTTTAGTTGTTAAGATATCAGGGTTTGGTAAAACTGCCAATATCTCATCATCATTTAACAGAAGCATTTTAACGCCACCTACGTCAATTTTACTTCCTGCGTATCTACCATATACTACATAATCGCCAATTGTACACCATGGTTTTTTGCTTTTATCATAACATTCATTTCCCATAGCAACCACTCTTCCTTTACTATTTAAGTAAGCTTGATCTTCTACAGCTTTATCAGTTAAGATAATTCCACCTTTTGTTTTCTTAATCGGTGCAATTGGTCGAATAAGTATTCGATATCCACAAGGGATTGGTAGTTCTTTTGGATCAGCAACATCACTGTCGGTGTGCCAATCATTATTCATGACTATATTACTCATCTTCGAGTATATCTCCTTTCATGTATCGTTCAGAAATATCTTTAATAATATCTCTGGCTCTATCTAAACCGTGAACTATTCCGATAGTTTTAATATATTGTTCGTGAGTATCAAATCCTGGATTAACAGTTCGTTCAGATAAATCTTTTCTAAGTTTTTTTATTTCCTCTAATATTGCTTCCGTTAGTTTGAGCATTAGATATCCTTTCTTTTAAAGCAGTAAGTGTTTCATTAAAATTTTTTTGAAGTTCTTTTGAAGCTTGAGCAAATAGATTAGGTTTAATAATTTGAACTTGAATGTTCTTATTCAAAAGAAATTTTTTAGCTTGGCGAATTTCTTCACCAGTTGGTCGATTACTTTTCATTTTTAATCTCTTTCTTTATTTTTAAACCCTCCTTTAAAGCTTTTAGTTCAAGTTCTTTATTTAATCGATCTTGTACTTGACCATCTTTCTTCACACCTTCTATAAATCTAGCTTCTCTTATTTGCATTTCTTTCGCTTTAAGTTGAAGTTCAGCTTGATCTTTAGCATTCTGCTGTTGTTGTTTAACTTGTTCTTCACTTGGAGGTTGACTTTGAGCGAGTAATTGAGCTGTTTGTGCTTCAAACTGTGCTAAAGCGTTTTCTGCTTCTGGAGATAATTCTTCCTGTTTATCATCTTGATCTTTAAAGTCTATATTAGGAATTTGCATCTGCATTCCTGCTTGTTGTCCTAAATTCTGCATTGTCATTTTATACTGATACG